CTTGGGAAGAAGCTGATGAGATTTATGCTAAGAACTCTGGTACTTGGGAATTAGTATTTGCAGCTTTCACTGCAACCTCTCTCACAACATTAAGTTCTGGTTCAGGAACTTTTACAGTACCTGATGGTGCTAATGCAATTCATATTCAAGCTGCAGTCGGAGGCGGGGGTGGTGCTGCGGGCGGAGTAGATTATGATAAAGCAGGTGGAGAATCAGCAGGTGCTGGTGGTGGATCAGGAGCTTATGTATCAGATAAAGTATTTACGGTAACCGAAGGTGAAACTATAACTTATTCAATAGGTGGTGGTGGAGCTGCAGGAAACCAAACTTCAAATTATAGTCAGCCTCGTATAGCAAGTGCTGGAACAAATTCTACTTTATCAGGATCAACTGCAGGAGCAATATTTACATTAAGTGCTGGAGGTGGTTCTTCGGGTACTGGAGGTGGGGTACAAGGACCTTTAAGAACTAATACTGCAGGGACTGCAGGTGCAGCTACTGTTGGAGGTACTGCGGTTACTTCAGGAAATTTTAGAGATTTAGATGGGTCAACTAAATCGGTTACTACTTTAACAAGTGGTCCGGTTGGAACATTTAATCAATCAGGAAATGGTGCTGCAGGAGATTTATCTGGATCAGGAAACTGTGGCGGAGATAACTGTAGTATAGCTGGTTTTGCTGGTGGTGATTCTTACGCAGGAAATATCTCAGGAGGAGCAGGAGGATCAGGAGGATCACCAGGTTCTGTTGGAACAAGAGGCTCAGGGGGTGGTGGTGGATCAGCTCCTACAAGTAATGGTGCTGCTGGTGGAGCAGGTGAAATTCAGTATAGATTTTTAAGAGTAAATTAGTATAGTGCCTTATGGCAAATATATCAAAATGGTTTGGTTATCCTGTATACATAACTAAGTTAGAAAACTTTGAAGAAATAAACAAGACAATAGTTCCTATAATATTAAACGATATTACCCCAACCAATTCTCAGTACTCACGGACCACGGATGTAAAACCAAAAGAACTACAATCAATAGATGATAATTTACACAAAGATAAAAGATTTGAAGAATTATATATAGAGTTATCAAAAGTAATACAAGGTTGTTTGTCTGCACAAAAGTATAACTTAGATTTATTTGAAGTTTATATCACAAAGTCTTGGGCTACCTTATCTGTTAAAGAACAATTCATCTCTTATCATAGACATATGAGTAGTCATTTTAGTTTTGTCTATTATCCACAAGCTCATGAACAAGGTAATCTTTTTTTACTTGATGACGATGCTCATAAAGTAGGATTAAATATTCCTAAAAGAGATCCTTATTTTACAGAATGGGATAATTCTAATTATGGTAAAGCAGAGTATCCTGCCGAAACTGGTAATGTCGTTATCTTTCCTTCAATGATGTTTCATGAAACAGGTAAAAATAATAAAGATACCCCAAGGCTTTCTATATCAGGAGATATACTACTTACTATGAAAGAGGGGGTTAAATCCGAACATAACTTACCTTCACCATCTACTTGGATGAAACTATAAAATGGTGTAAAATAACACCATGCCATTAACTAATGTAACTATTCGACCTGGAATTAATAAAGCAGATACCCCGTCAGGTGCTGAAGGACAATGGATAGATGGAGATTTTATTAGATTTAGATATGGACAACCAGAAAAAATAGGCGGCTATACAGCTATTGGACAAGAGACTATTGCAGGACCCACACGTGCTCAACATACTTGGAATGATTTAGAAGGTAGGAGATACGCAGCACTAGGTACATCAAAAGCATTATACATTTATTACGAAGATAAATTTTATGACATCACTCCACTTGCAACAGCAATCACAGGTGCAACTTTTACAAGCACCAACGGATCAAATATTGTAACTGTAAATAAAACAACTCATCCATTGGATGTTGGAGAATATATTACTTTTACTGCTGTATCATTACCAGGAGGTGGAGTTACAGATTTTACAGTAGCCGATTTTGAAAGTTATACTTTTGAAATTCTTACAATAGCTACAAACTCTTTTACAATTCAAATGACAACAACTGAAACTGGAACAGGAATGACAGCAGCTGGAGGAGCTACAATAAATCCTTATGAAGATATTGGCCCCACAATTCAAACTTATGGTTATGGTTGGGGTACAGGTGCTTGGAGCAGACTTGAATGGGGATCCGGTACAACGAGTTCAACTATTATTCTAGATCCAGGTTCATGGTCTTTAGATAACTTCGGAGAACAATTAATTGCAACGATTAAAGACGGTAAAACATTTACTTGGAATCCAGGTGATTCAAATCCTTTAGAACAGAGAGCAGTTATTATGGTAGGTGCTCCAACTTCTACAAGATTAACTATAACTTCAGATAGAGATAGACACGTAGTTCACTTTGGTACAGAAACAACTATTGGAGACGTTTCAACACAAGACCCAATGTTTATTAGATTTAGTGATCAAGAAAATTATAATATTTATCAACCTACTTCAATTAATACTGCAGGAACTTTTAGATTGGACACAGGAAATAAAATTGTAGCTGCTATCTCAGGTAAAGATTATAATTTAATTTTAACAGATCAAGCTGCTTATCAAATGCAGTTCGTAGGTCCGCCTTTTACATTTTCTATAAGACAAGTTGGATCTAACTGTGGGTGTATTGGACAACATGCTGCTGTTTATTCAGATGGTAAAGTTTTCTGGATGGGTACAGGAGGAGGCTTCTTTGTATTTGATGGTACGGTAAAATTACTTCCATCACTTGTTGAAGATTTTGTATTCACGACCACCGGATCTAATGAAGGTATTAACTATTCTTCTAATGAAATTATTTATGCTTCACACAACTCTTTATTTAATGAGATAGTTTGGTTTTATCCAGCAGGGACTCCTTTAGGTAGTCCAGCAGTTCAAAATAATAGATCAGTAGTATATAATTATGTGGAGAACAACTGGTCTATAATGACTTTAGCTAGAAGTTCTTTTGCAGATGCAAGCACTTATGATGTACCCTATGCTACAGAATACACACCAACAGGAACCCCAACAATTGCAAATTTAAGTGGTGCAACTAATACCTTTGGTGCATCTTTGTACTATGCTCATGAGATTGGTAATAATGAAATATCTTTAAATGGAACAGAAACAGCTATTGCAGCATATATTCAATCTGGAGATTTTGATTTACCTACAGGGGGTGATGGAGAGAATATGCTAAGGCTAAGTAGATTTATACCCGACTTTAAAAACCTTCAGGGAAATGCAGTGGTTACAATATTTTTAAAAAATTATCCTGTAGATTCTGGAACCTCTTCTCAATTAGGTCCTTTTACAATAAATGCTAATACAGAAAAAATAGACACCCGTGCTAGAGGAAGATTAGCTAATATTAAAATACAAAATACTGCTATAAATGAGACTTGGAGATTTGGTACCTTTAGAGCAGACGTTAACCCCGATGGAAAAAGATAATGGCTAAGATAAACGTATACGTACCTGAACCACCAGCAGAATACACAACAGAAGGTTTTAGACAAATTAACCAAGCAATAGCAACAGTTGAAAACCAATTAAATACTTCTTATCAACAGGACTTGAAAAACGAACAAGATTCCTTTAATTACTTTATGTCATGACAATAAGATACAAAAGCGAAACATTTGATTTAACTACAACTAACATCACGACAATTTTAACTTGTCCTGCAGATGCAACTATTCTTGTAAAAACAGTACAAGCGGCTCATAATACAGCCAGTAATGTAGATGTCGACTTAATACTAACCAAATCAGGAGATGCTACTAATTATATTATTGGTCATGTTCTCTTAAACAAATCCATAACTAATTTGGTATTGAATACATTAAATATGGAAGCTGACGATGTTCTTAAAATGCAAGCAGATACTGCAAATGAAATAACAGGCGCTGTAAGTTATGCTTTATTAGATAGGTCACAAGAAAATGGCTAAAAAATCTAAAGAACACCACACACGGGATAAGCCTAAAAAAAGGGGTTCTCGAAAACATAAGAAATCTTTAAACAAAAATGAGAAGAGACAGAAAAAAACTAAACGTTATAGAGGCCAGGGAAAAGGCTAGACAAAAATTGTTAATAAAGATATAAAAAAGAATGTCTGATTTAATTAAAATACCAGCAGAAGCAAAAGAAATTATTAAACATAAAAGAACAGGCAAAGTGTATGCTAGTAAAACTGATTTTGATAACGATGTTGCTGATGCCAATACTGATACTACTGTGGATGACTTTAGACAAGACCTTGAAATCAAAGTTACTAAAGTTTCTATGGGTGCGTTAACTAAAGAATAATGCAACCCCGTGGTGCCACTGAGCTACAAATGGAAATGCTTCATAAGCATGTTTCAAAAGAGTTATTAGATCAAGTACAGATCTGCACTTCTATTCCAGGTAAAGTTCCATTAGATCCTAATAAAGTAAATATACTTTGGCAAAAGAATTCTTGGGATCAACCAAACCTACAAGAGTTTTTTGGTAACAAAGAAAGACATAGTGAATATGATTGGTATGTATTTAATAGTCATTGGAACTATGAAAAGTTTAGATACTTCTTTGATATCCCTACTGATCGATCTGTTGTTATTAAAAATGGTATTGAAGAATTTCCCATAAGAAAAATTTATAAAAAAGGTGAACCTATAAAACTAGTTCATCACTGCACCCCTTGGAGAGGGTTAAACGTATTGTTACGTGCAATGCAAGAAGTAAAAAACCCTAACATTATACTAGATGTCTATAGTTCAACTCAAGTCTATGGTGATGAGTTTAAAAAAACTAATGATGAACAATTTAAACCTCTGTATGAACAAGCTAAAAAATTACATAACGTAAATTATATTGGATATAAACCAAATGAATTTATTA